TCTTGCTTGTGACTAATCACAAACACATTCTCATCACCCAATGTATTCAGAATTTTTAGAAACTCATCTGTTCCTGTTCCATCAAGTGAGCTGTCAAATATCTCATCTAGGATAAGTATATTTGTATTTGTTGAGTTCTTCATCTTTGCGATTGCTCTCCATGTGAACAACAGTGCAAGGTCAATACGCATCTTCTCACCTTCACTGAATGATGCGTAAGTAAACTCATCACGATAACGAGACTTTATTGTTTCGTCAAAGTTTTCATTCAGTGTGAAGTTTACATAAAACTCCATTGATGTTAGATAGGTATTGATTAACTTATTCATCACAGGCAAATACTGTTTGATAATTTTAGTCTTGATACCAGTATCCATTAACATATTTCTTGAAGCTTCACTGTATGTTTGTTCTTCACGCAACTTTGATTTTTGCATGTTAAGACCAGATGAAGTTTTCTTTAACTCAGTTAGCTTGTCGTGGTCATTATTATTAACTTCGTTATTATTTAATTGGTCAATCTCTGTTTGTAAAACAGCATTAAATTTTTCAAGTTGAATAAGAGAACTATTTTCTTTTGCAATATGAACTTCATTCTCTCTAATCTTAACAGCAATAACATTAATTTCTTTCTGTCGATCAATAACTTTTTTTAACTCAAGTTTAAGTTCTTCCATTCCAGAATTAACTTTTTCTGCTTCACCCTTCTTTTTATTAATCATCGATGATTTGAAAGTTTCATTAATGTGTTGTTGACAAGTTGGACAATCTTCGTTCTTCTCAAAGAAACCAACAAGTTTATTGTGCGACCTATGTTTTTCTTTTAACTGCGATTGAATGTCTTTTAGTTTAGTGTGTTTGATATTTACTTTATCATTGTCAACAATCTGAGCAAAGAGTTCGCCATTGTTTTTAGTATAAAATTTTATATCTAAGTTTTTGTTAAAGATTTCTTCTTCGTTTGTTTTAACAAGTAGAGTCTTTTCTTTTATAAGATTTTCTTTATGCATAAACATATCATCAATATATTTTTCTTGTAGAGAAATCTTTTCATCTGTTAAATTAGATTGATAACCTATATCTCTAATATCATCAGAGATAGTTTTTAGTTTTTGTTTAAGCAACATATTCATTAAAGAAAATATTTGTATGTCAAGAATTTCCTCAACAACCTCACGGCGATGTCTAGCCTTGAGTTGCATAAAAGGAACAAAGGTAGATGAACCTAGAATAACAACCTGTGTAAAACTGCGATAGTTTAGTTTAAGTATTTGTTGTTCTAGATACTTTTGATAATCTCTTGCATTTGCATCTTGATTATACAACTTATTGTTAACGTGGATTTCAAAAATGTTTGGTTTAATACCACGAATTACCTTGACTTTTTTTGAACCAATTCTAAACTCAACTTCAACTACAGCTGAACTGCCGTTGACAGAGTTTATTAATTGGGCTTTGTTGATATTTCTAAATGGTTTACCAAACAAAGAAAAACAAAGTGCGTCAAGAATAGTTGACTTGCCAGAACCATTCTCTCCAATAATAAGAGTAGTATTGTTTCTGTCTAACTGTATCTCGGTAAAGTTATTGCCAGTTGAAAGAAAATTCTTCCACCTGACCTTTTCAAAGTGTATCATTTAATCAAGAAATCTTTGTGTTTCACCGTCCCATTTTTCAAGAACATGTAACCTGTCCTCAGCCTCAGCAATCAAACTAATTTGTTCATCAACTGCTTGTACGACATTGGAGTGTTCTCCAATACCAGCTGGATTGTTAATGTATACTTGTACGTTTGCTCTAGCAACTGCAATTTCACCTTCGTATTTTTTTCTTAATGATTCTAAAATGTATCCCATAATATTTTCCTTATATTTCTAAGTCTTGTGCTTCAGTGTAAAGTGATCTCATTGTGTTTTTAAGTCTATCTTTACTTAGATTAACGTCTAACTGGTCAATATATTTTTCCAGCAACGTCATTGTATCTTCTGTATTTTCTACAATATCATCTGATACATTCTCAGCATCTAATTCTGAGAAATCTTCTATAATTTTAACTTCGTATGCATCTGCTAAAAGCAACCTATCTACAAACTTGTCAAAATTATATAAATCTTTTTTGTTTACAACAATTAATTTTACATATTGATCTTTGTACTGTGTTACATCGTGTTTAGTATAATCCTCTTGAGTATCATCATAGTATATCTTTCTAAATAATGTGTACGGATTAACTATACGTTCCAGCTCTCTTGTACTTGTATCAAAGATATGAAATCCTTTGGGGTCTTGAAAATCTGACCAATTAATTTCATAGGGTGTGCCTAGATAATAGATTTGACCATCATCAGACTTGTGGTGAAAATGTCCACTAAATACAGTATCAAATCTTCTAAATAATTTTCTATCCCAACCGCCTTCTGCAAACTGACCACGATGCATTTCAAAACCATTAATTTCTAAATGACCAAACAAAATATTTGACTTTGCAGTATCTAAAACATTTACAGATTCATCATAGTTATTAGCATTAATCCAAGGCATAAACACAATATCAGTTCCATCAAAGTTTACAACTTCTGGGCCAGTGTATATTTTAAATCTATCTTTACCAACCAATTCTTCCATAGAATTAACTTCATTGGTGTTTTTATAATAGGTGTCGTGGTTGCCGATAATGATGTGTAAGTCAATACCAAACTCTTTAAACTTGTTTATAAATCTTTTACGAAAGTCATTTGCAATTCGAAAACTTATAAACTTGCGTCTATCAACAACATCGCCCATATGGACACAAGTTGTTATTCCTCTTTCTTTTAAAGTTGGAAAGAAAACATTTTCGTAAAACTTATAAAAATATTCATTAAAATTAAGATTGTCATTGCGAGCACCAAAGTGAGTGTCCGTTATAATCGCAAGTTTCAAATTAGTCAATTCCTCTTACTGCATCATGTTCATCTTCATCATCTTCCATGAAGTTTTCAAGTCCTTTAGTCTTAGTTACTATTTTCTTTTTAGGCTTATAGACATCTTCATCTGGTAACATTATGTTTGGGTCAAATCCCTGCACAACATATCTATTGGTGTCACCTTCGTTAACTGTCCAAGATTGGTAACTAACACTTTCAATTATTTTATTTCTAACATGAGTTTGTTTTTTCTCTTTTGCAATTCTTCGTAGGAAAGCATAATAAATTATTTGAGTAAAATATGCAAAAGGATTCTTTGATTTCTCTGGATCAAAATTGCTGCAATATTGTAAACAGTTTTCAATACCGTCAGCAATCATTTCATCTCTATAAGTGTAGTTTATAAAATTTGGTCTATAAGATAGATGGGTTGCAATCTTTAAAAAACATTCGCCAATGTAGTTGGTTATTTGTGGTTTAACTTTTTCTTCTTTTGGTAAGTCTTTTTGCTCTTCTTCTGCAATTTTGCATAGAACTTTCCAATCGGTCATAGCTTGAAGAAAAACTTTATTGTCTACGTAGTGTTCTCCTTTTGCTTTTTTAGTCTTTGCCATCTCAACTCCTCTTTTCCTAGTTATTCATATACTATACAGTATTCATCATATAAAGTCAAGTATCAACTGAAAAATAAAAGGGACTTGACTGCGCTGTAAAAATGGTGTAACATAAGCTATGTTATAGGTTAATGAAGTAAAGATTTAGGTTTTAACATACTTTTAAGATTTTCAAGTAATTCATTAGCTTCATCTTCATCAAGGGTATCTGCACTATCCCATTCTTCCACTTCATCAGATAATTTAAGTTCAGACCTTCGTTTAATAATATTTTTATAATAATTAGTTAAACCAAATGACGCATCTGTAATTACAATTATGTGAGACTCTTTAATTTCAAAAGTTTTGTTTTCTGTAAACGGAGCAAGCCACGCAGTAAGAGATAATGAATCTCCATTTCCTAAAGTTTCGTCATCATGAACTTGCATTTTTAACGGTTCTCCAATCACATACTTATCACCAACATGATTAACCATTTCACAAATAATATCATCACCATTTGATAATTTGATAACTTTATAATTATTATTCATATCTAACCTTTTTATTAATCTTATGTTATATTTATATGGTTACAAATTAACCTTGCTAATCTGATAATCAAACTGTTGTTCATTATACAATGATATTCTTTCAGAAAAGTGATTTAGTGTAAAGTTTCGTTTGTCGTTATGTGACATGTCATCAGCAATATCAAATATTAAAACGGAAACTTTAGTGTCGGTCTTACGCAATCCCCTGCCAAGACTCTGGAGCACTCTAATCCTACTTTTGCTTGGGGAGCTGAACACGATGTTATTAATGTTCCTAATATTAATACCAGTGCTAAACGTCCCATAACTTGCAAGTATAATTGATTTTTTCTCATTTTCTACAACTCCTCTTATATTTTCTCTTTCTGATGTATCCGTTCCACCATAGACAAAAAATGTTTTTCTATCATCTATAGTATCTTTAACTTGGGCATATAATGGCTTACCATGTTTTTCAACTAACTGAAAAAGACATAAAGTATTGCCATCTAAATGTTGCAACAGATTAACTATAAAGTTATTTCGTTTCTCATTTGTCGCAAGATACTCAAGTTCCTCTGCATATGTCATTTTCTCACGAATGTTTTTATGTTTTAAAACAATACACTTGACAGTTAAGTCTGCAAGTGTTTTCTTGTCTATAAGCTCCTTAGTCGTTACTATAGTTTCAGCTGTACCGAATAGTCCCTCTAATACGAGCCGATGCGTCAGCGTCCCATCTAACGTGCCTGTGAGTCCAAATCTATACTTACACAGGTGCAACTTAGTCATAATACCTGTCAAAGATTTTGCTTTGAACATATGTGCTTCGTCACCAATCACACACCCAAATTGTTCAAAGTATTTTTTTGGCATCTTATACAAAGATTGCCATGTAGATATTATAACGTCCTTCTCAACCTTAGTTGTATAACCTTGATATATTTTCTGGCAATATGTTCCAGAGCTCCAACCGTAATCTTCAAAGTCTGAATACATTTGTTCTACCAGTGAAGTGGTTGGAACTAGTATCAGGGTTTTTAACCCCATCATTTTATAATAACGAACTAACGAATATATTATTAACGACTTACCAGAAGCAGTGGGAGAAAGCAACAAAGCACGATGTCTGCTGACAGCATGATGTACGGCATCAATCTGATAATCACGAACTTTAAGAGACTTGCCTCTTGATTTTGGTTTAAGAGATTTGACAAACCCCATGACAACTTCTCGTTCAACACTTTTTTCATCTTGTACTCCAGTTTCTAATATATATTCAATTTTGTTTCTTAAACAATATTCTTTAATGTAAGATAATAATCCAAAATATATTTCGCCCGTAGCAGGTGAAAATAAACGTATCTTACCGTCCCACATACGATTACGATACATGGGCATAAACTTAAAGCCAGGCACTTCAAAAGTAAAGAACTCAGTTAGTTCTTGTTTTGTTGATGGGTCTAAGTCAGACAGTATTAAATATACTTCATTCTTTTTAGATATACGCATTTTGCAACGTACCCTTTTTGCCGTAGTGTCCTCTTAACAAAATATTCCATGAGACACTTATACGATGTTCTTCTGTTGCTGGCACCCAGTGTTGCAACCATGATGGAAAAATTAATGCAGATCCCTCAATTGAGTTAAAACCAAACATACTAGAATTGTAGAGGTTTTCATTATTTCTTGGTTGCAATACACTTGCAGCTGGACGAGGATCAAAGAACTGTATGGGTGCAGTTTTCTTTGAGTTGCCTTTTAAATAATAAACTCCAGATAAAAAATTATTTGAATGTGTGTGCGGTGGATGTACATCACCACCTTTCATCTCGTTTGCCCACATGTTTGTTATTTCTATTTTATCATAAGAGTATTCTAATTTTTTTAAAATTTTAGTTGTTGCTTCAATTATACCATCAACTAAAGAGTTAAAGCTTGGTAAAAGAAACAATTGGTCTGTATTTTCTGTTGACCGCAAACTAGTTATCATAGGTTCATGATTTATCTTTAATGCAAAAGAATGGATTAGTGTTGGAAAACACTCAAAGGTTTTTACATCAACCACGTTACAATACTCCATCTTGTTCCTTTAGTAACTGGTTTTGCTTCGTGAGGAAACATAAAGTTAGATGGAAATATAATTGCAGAACCTTTAATAGGCAAAAACTTTTTATCTGCTACATAAAACTCACCACCGTCATAATCATCATTAAGATATAGTAGTGCAGATACTTGAGGATAACCATACTGTTGGCCGTGACTGTGATGAATATTATCTACATGTCTAGACATAAATCCACCCTTGCCGTATTTGTTAATACGAAAGTCAGTAGTACGACCAACAGAAAAAAGAGGGAAGTCAGTTTTGTATTTTACTATCACTTCTTCAAAACAAGATTTAACCGCAGTATAAAATACGCTCTCTTTTTTTATCCAAGCGTCTGACATTTTGACACGTTCTTGTTTTACAATTGCGCCACTATCGTGTGTCTGGTATTTTGAAGCTTCATATGGAAAATTATAATTTATTAAACTGTTGCAAAGATTTTCTGCCACTATGTTCTTATAGTATTTTATATAACTATCTACATTCATTACATCATTCCTGCTTCAAACTTTCTCCACTCTATTGCATTTTTAATATCCCACCCACGATTGTCAATTGATTTAATTACTCCATCAATATACTTTATAACAATTTCTAGATAACCAATCTTGTTCATCAGTTTAATAACTTCTTCGTCAGAAGTAATATACATTGCAAGATCAGTTTTGAGGACTTTTAAGTCAAATGGTTTAGAAACATAAACTTTTGCGTCAGCTTTACCACCATAGTATTCCCACTTTTGGCGATACAGACGTTGATAGTCTCCATTAGCAGCTTGTAATAGTCGTGCGAAATACGACCTGTGATCAAGATACTTTGCTTTTATCTTTTGGTTTGCAAGGGATTCAGATGCTAAATCTTCCTCATTGGTAATGGGAAGATCCTTTCTAGCTTCTTCTTGCAGTTGTTCTAAATTCATAATATTATATTTCTCTTCAAATTGTGAGTAGTGTCGATGTACTCTCAGGTATATATTTTGACTCTCTAGAAGTCTTACTTTTTAAAAATTTGCTAAAGCTTTATCTTCCCTACTCATTTATATTTATAAAGTTTTTATTTCGTATATTTTATATGAGAACTCAGCAGTTGCAATTAAGTTGTCAACATCAGTTGCAGCTTGTGTGTAGTCTAATGCACCTAATGATATTGGAAATGCATCTTGAAAATTAATCTCTACAATAGGATTATTTTTGTTTGACAATATCATAAGATTTGCATCAGAATACATTGCTTTGTCTGGTGTTGATATTCCAACATTTACCGCATCTACGCCTGTCGATCTTTTACTGTCAGGTGTAGTTGATGTCACATCTCTGTGCGTAGTAAATTGACTTCTGTTTTTAGGAAACCCAATTCCTGTCAACCAGTTATGTAAAGACAAATAATTTTCTAGATATTCATCTACAATGAAAGATATGGAAAGATTGCCATAATCAAGTTTATCCCCCATTGTGGGAATATCTTTATATGGTGTGTTTAAAATTGCTGGAGTACCAGAAATTTCAGGCACATTTGCACTAACAGTAAAAAATTCAACTTTAGGAAGTTGAAGTATTCCAAACTTAAACTGAGTTGGACTTGCGTAGTCTAACTTAGTTGGTTGTCTTGATGTGGGGGATTGGGTTGCCATAGTTATTAACGATTGTTGATATACATGGTTACTTCAAATCCAAATCTAACATCTTGATACGTTGGTTTTGTCCACATAGTTTTTCTCCTTATTAATCTACTACTATTTATAACAAAAAAAAGGGGGAACAAAAAGTCCCCCCTCATCATACCATAATTGCTATGGAGTTAGACAGCTCGAAGTGCCTGATACCCAGCCGCAATCACTGAACGTGGTGCAGTACCTAGACGATACTTATTATAAGTTTCACCATCAAATGAACTTACACGCTTGTTGAGGAAAATGGGATATCCCTCTGTTCGAAGTTTACTCATAACAGCACGAACATTCTTAACACCGTAACGTGCGCTAATTTGTTTTGCTGTGAGCTCTGCACCATCGATAAGAGCGTTAAGTACTTTTTCAGTTTTAGTAATAGTAGTCATTGTATAATTTCTCCTTGTCATGACATTAACAATCAAGGATTTCCCCGATTGATGTAATACTATAACACGTTATATGGTAAAATGTCAATACCCTTTTGAAATAAAAGCAAAAAAAAAGGGATTCCGTGAAGAATCCCTCTTTTAATAGGTTGGTTGACCCAATTTTTACATCAAATTGGAGACTTTAACTCTTCGATACCAAGCATTAGTGTTTGCATCAAGAGAAGCATCAGTATTAACTGTGTCTCCAGCAGCAACTGCACCAGCAGCAGCGAATGGGTTAGCAGCAAGACCATAACGAGTCTTGAAACCAATCTTAGGTTGGAAAGAACTTTCACCAACCGCACGAACCATCTGTAGTGGAACGTAAGGGCAGTAGAAGAATCCAGCGTCATAAGGTGAAGTACCTTTATAACCAACAACATAGTACTGCGAAGCAGATACGTTTGCAGCATATGGATCAACATATACTTTATAACGTCCGTTCATAACACCAGCAAATGTGGTAGTTGTGTCGTCTACGTTTAAGTTGTTAGATAGAGCAGGAGTGTAATCAAGTACACCTGCCATCTGAAGTGCAGAAGCAACATCAGCTGAACAGATAACCATGTTACCCTTCCCTCTACGAGTCTGTTGACCAATCGCATTGGCATCACGTTCTATTGCGAACATAAGACCTTTGAATTTCTCAACTGACCAACGACCATTGGAATCTGTATCTAAATCGAAGATACCAGCAGTAGTTGTGTTAACCTGAGCACCCTTGACCGCAGTAACATACAACGAGCGAATTACTTCACGGTTGATTTCTGCGAGGATTTCAGAACTTAAAATGTTAGAAAGTTCTGTCTCTGCGTCAAGACCATGAATTGCTTTAAGGTCTTGTGCGAGTTCCATTGTGTACTCAGCTTTTAATGCACGACTAACAGCAGTCACAGTTGACTTCTCGATTGAGAATGCCATCTGAGCAAATCCGTTGTCTGAACTATCGCCTAATGCTTCTGCCTGAGCAGTAGTCATACCTGTTGCAGAAACATATGTTCCAGCAGAAGGACTGTCGTTAAGGACAGAAGGGTTAGTTTCACTTGATCCAACATCACCACCACCGATATCACCGGCAGAGTTCTGGTTAGATGCACCAGTTTGGCCAGGCATTGCCTCGTCAACAAGTGCTTCTGCACCATCTTGTGAAAGGAAAGATGATCGCATTGCAAAGATAAGACCAGTAGGCCCTGTCATTGGTTGCACACCACATACGTCATACGCAATGAGGTTAGGCATTGCACGGCGTACTAGGGATATTAAGATTGGATCCCATGTATCGAATTGTCCACCACCAGTACTGTTGACTGGCGCTGTCTCTCCAAGAAAACCTCGGTCTTCTCGTAGTGCTTTTTCTTGGTTCTCTAAGATGAGAGTAGTAACTGCCCGCTTATAGGGATCGCTGATCTCAGGAAGATCGGGATGCTCTAGGACTGGCTGCCACTTTTCTTGTAGATGTTCTGTCTGAAACATTTGTTTCTCCTTTTAATTTAAATACATCTGTTTTTTATTATAATTTACGCACTTGCCTTTTGATTACGACTGATTGCCGACAAATAAGCACTCATCGCTTCTGTCGTATCCATGTCCTTAGCAGTGCTACCATCTTCATCATTAAATGTCTGTTCGACTACAGTATTCTTAGGAAAGTAACTTTCCTTCAAAGTATTCAGTTTTTCTCGGAATGATTCCTCATTTCCAAAATCAACATCCTCTGTGAGCCCTCTGAACTTCTCAATTTCTGTGTCGGCCAAATCTTCGGAAACCTCAGATATAACCTGTTCACGAACTAGTTTAGAGTTTGAATTAACCAACTCAACCGATTTCTCAATTGATTCGTTTAATTTGTCTTCTAATTCGGAAATTCTTTCAGACTGTGCTTCGAGAACATTATATTTCTCGTTAGGCACATCAATATAGTGATCTTCAAACAACTGTTTCAGTCCAGAAATAAAGTCTTCTGCAATTTCGCCCTTTAATCCACGTTCAATTGCTAACTCATTCTCTTTAGTCCATTCTTCTACAACGTAGTTGAGATATGTATCTACTTTTTCAGTAAGTTCTTCTTTGAATGTCTCCACTTCAGTTTCTCTCTCAGAGCTAACTTCTTCGTGTATACGTTCAATTTCAGATCGTACTTTTGATTTAACAGCAGCTTCAAAAATTGTTGCTGCCTTAACTTTAAAATCTTCAGAAAGACTGTCATCTGCATTCATCAAAGCTTGTACATCTTCTTTTACGTTGATGTCTTTGATTCGTGCTTCAACTGCTTCTGCTTTTTGAACTTCTTCTTCAGTAGGTTCTGCAACCTCTTTTTGCATTGCAGACATAATAGTTTCGTACTGAGACTTTAAATCTCCAGCCTTCATACCTTCCATTTTGTCGTACATTGCTTGTAACATTTCTTTCTTGGTCTTAGGCATATCCATTTCCACTAAACTCTCTTCGCCTTCTAGTTCATGACTAGCTGCGAGTTTTTCTGGTTTATCTGATTTGCCTGCACCCTTCTGTTGTGCATCGCTCTTAACTGGTTTTGCTTTCTTGCCAGCAATATCTGTTGGGGAAGATGTATCAGTTGGGTCAACTACTGCTGCCCCTCCGTCTACTACTTCTCCGCCTGGCGTTGCAACGGCAATCTTCTCAGCTTTTGCGGCAGGAGCAGCACCATCAGTAGGCTGTTTAGATGCCTCTTCTAGTTCTGCAAGCACATCCGCTTCCAGCTCTTCAATTGTTTTATCTATTTCCGACATTTTGGTGTCTCCTTAATGCTGTTAACATATATTTATAAGTTATAATCTTTTGAGGAAGTTTGCAAATTCTAAAGCTTCTTGAGCATGATTTCTTTTTGCTTCTACCACATCAAATTTTTGTTTCGTATCCTCTAACTCTGCTTCAAAAAGATGACCATGTTTCCAAACCCACTCTTTGCCTTCCATAATACCCTCAACAAATGCGTTGGGAGCAGAAGGATCAGCAACAATATCTGCCGCTGTTGCAAGATAAAAATCGTCACGAACATAGTTCGCACCGTTCTTTTGATTCAAACTACCCATTCCTCTTGAAGAAACACCTAGTTTTGCACCTTCATCCATAAGACTCTTTACAATCTCACCCATAGGGGTTGACATTATTTTTGCCTCACCGATAAAATTCTTTCCATCAGGTTCTAAAGAAGTAATCATATGAGATACACGTTCCAGATTGACCGTTGGGCCATCAGGGTGTCCTAGTTCTCCATATGCACGATTCTCTTTAATAAAATTCTTGTTGTATTTTGTTACTTCGTTCTGAAGTACTTCCATAGGATATATTCGACCATTACGATTTTTAATATCAGCCTGCATAAAGATACCACGAATCTTGTAGGTCTTATCACCGTCTTCTTTTGCTTCGGTAATGTATTCTACATCGTGGTCTACTGCTTCTGAAAATAATCTAACTGTATTCATATTCCTATCCTTTATGCTGGTATGATGATGCCATCAAAACCTGATACTTTTTTCATTTTCAACCAAACTGTTCCGATACAAGCTGCATCATTTTCAAAGAAAATGTCTCCTGTAATCCCAGAACCAGCATTGTTTGCTAAACTAGGTAGTGATTGGCTCCCAGCATTATAACTGCCGTTTGTGTTTAATGACATACAAGTAACATTTGACGTAGCATCCCATTCAATTTCTAATACAGAACTAACTGTCCACTGACAAGCAACAATAGAAACTCTAGGGTTAGTTGCAGCTCCTGCTACTTCAGACACATCTATAATTTTTGTTGCTGTTGCGTTTGTTCCAGAAATAGTGGTTTTAGTAATCAGTTCAAAATCTGAATCTACTAATGTTTGTGTTACGAATGCCATTATTCACTCCTATATTGATAACATTTCTTTTTCAAAATAGTCCATAAGTTCTTTTTCCCGAACTTTAAACTTTTTCGATGCGTTTTTAATAGTTTTATCAAAAGTATTTAGGAAATCTGAAGGTTTAGAGTCCATAACTCCAAAAATTTGATCAACTGCGTTCTTCATCTTCGGAGAAAGCTTTTGATACGTCTTAGATTTCTTATGTTCATCCCTTTCAACAACGGACAAATACATACTTTCAAATTTTTTAGTCATTACCTACTTCTTCTTCAGCGGCTGCAATTTCATCTTTTGCTTGTTGCACAAATGTCTTTGCAACTTCTGACCGTTTAATTTCTAAAGTGTCTCCAATTTTTGTTGACATTGCAGTTTTAAAAACTTCTTCTGCACCTAAGTTATTTCCTGATGCCATTGCATCTACAAATTCTCTACTCATTAGTTATCTCCTTTTTCAAATTTTTGGCTATCGTCTGGTTTGCCATCATGTTCTGGGTCTTCATAATCTGGCATATCTTCTGGAGTTACTATTCCCCCAGCGCCATCTTGTGGATAACGAGTAATTCCGTCACCACCATCAGGAACATCAATACCACCGTCCATAGGATCAGTATCACGTTCTTTTCTAATTTGGTCATTCATATCAGCAATTTCTGCATCATTCATACGCAAGACTTTCTTTAATACATATTCTTTACTAAAGAAAGTACCGATATATGATTGTATTCCGTCAAGTGCTGAAAGTCTGTCATTAAGAAGTTCTGCATCTTTTAACTCTGAAAAATGTCCATCTTGTAAAAAGTCATATTGAATATGTTCTTGAATTGCGGGCCAATCTTCTGGTGCAATTACACCCTTCAATAACAACTGCGTTTTAAGAATGTCTGTAAATAAAGGAACAAACTTCTTACGAATACGTTGCACAAACTTAGTGAACTTTAATTCATCTCTTGTTATCTCTGATGATCTACCTAAAGAAAATCCAGCATCAGAATCCATACGAGATATTGGAACATTCAAAGACTTGTAAAGTTTCTTTTGAAAATATTGAATGTCATCAATCTCTCCTAGATTAGAGCCGCCTGGCAAAGTTGTAATCTCTGTACCTCGACCACCTTCTCTACGAGGCAACCAAAAATCTTCTAACATAGACATATGATTTCGATCATCTCTAATCTCACCTGTCCTTGCATCGTATACTAACTTGTTACGATAACGATTCATTACGTCTTTTAAATATTGTTCTGCTTTAATCTTTGGTAGATTACCAACATCAATATAGAATATACGTCTTTCTGGCGCTCTTGATATACGATAGATAACTAACGCATCTTCAATCATTCTAAGTTGGTTAACAGGTTTGATTGCTTTGTGTAGATAAGAAAGAACTCGTCCACTATTGCCGTCTATTAAACCAGATGGACAATATGAAATTGAATCATAAGCAATTTTTAATCCTTGATTACTTCCAGAAGTTCCAGCTGACGCTAATCCTTTTTCATTATAGATATAATACTCTTCAATTTTTTCAGTCATTTGTATTGAAGTTTTTTTGTCTAATGATTTTTTAACTTCTCTGACTTTCTTAATTTTAGTAGGATCAATATATCTTAATTCGGTAATGCCCCTTCTAGGGTTTTTAGTATCAATTATTTTGTGATAGAATACACGACCATCTACATACCATCTGCGAAAAACGTCATGACCTTTTTGTTCAAAACTAAGAAGTCGCAAGACCTCATGAAATTCTGAACGTATTTTTCTTTTAATTTTTTCTGGATAGGGTACACGATCTAAAGTAATTTCTACTGCTACATCGTTTTGGTTTGCAACAATACCCTCATTGATAATATCTTCAATTGCAGTATCACATTCTGCTTGCTGAGCAATATCACGATACCTTCGAATTAAATCTAAATCGGTTCGTTCTCTACCATCTGTGTCTAAAACTTGTCCAAAAAAACCACCACCAGCAACGTCTATAGTGCCGTCATCAGGAGTTGGAGTGGAGAAAGTTGTTTCCCCACCCGAATCCTTAGCTGATCGTTGAATTTTGAATCCAAATAACTCTGCCATAATATCTCCTACTAATTAATACTATTTAGTAGGTCTAAAAGTTAACGCCTGAAGCCTCAAAATGTTGATATCTCCATGTGCATTCAAACTCTTCAAGAGCATCAGCTGCTTCTGAAGTCAATTCAATCTGACTAATACTTACTGGCCATGCACTTCTAAAAATATAAGTCTTTAGAATTGTATCATCTCTATCTAACTGTTCAACAGTTAAATCTGTCTGATAATCAGCAGGGTCAATAACACCAGTGTTTAATGCTAAGTCGTTGATTCCATTAGACCACCTTTCCATTGCGTTACGAATCATAAAGTCCGTATCGTTAATGAATGTAGTCGTCCAAGTTTCACCAAATTCCCTATCTCCAGCAATATAAATTTTTCTGCCACGAAAGGGAACTTCGATTGGGGTCAGTTCTTGTGCAGGAAGATTAGTTCCTTTACACATGAAAGATGTTCTACGAACATCAAGACCAATTGCGATGCCTGGCGGAGGGGTAATAGTTACTCTGAACTGATTAGCCCTTGCACCACCACCGATTAAGTTTGCTTTAAAATCGTTAATACTAGCCATGACTTATCCTCCTACCTCGCTAAACGATACGCCAGTTCGCACCGCAATAAAGTTTAATGAGATAAAGTTGATAGAACGAGCAGGTTTGATGTATATATCTCCAACAAACTCATTACGGTCAATAACTTCACCAGTGTTATTTGTACCATCACATTTTACAGAGAAATCAGTAATACCTCTTCTACCTTGCACATCACGCAAGAAAGGTTCTACTTGGTTTCTAAATTGTGCCCTTGTAAATTCATCGTTGAATTCAAAGAGTTGAAATTTAGCTGCGGTTGCAATTGCTTTCTCAAGAACCAAGAATAATCGTCTGACGTTAATGCGGTCAAATGCACTTGGTTTTGTTTGAGCAGTTTTGTCACCGAACAGAACCACGCCTTGGCCAGGAAAATTAACCACTGGATTAATTCTAGATTTATAAAGTATGTCTCTATCTGCTTTTAGTGGGTTGTAAGAAAGTTTAATTGCACCTCTTACGTTGCCACGAGTATAACCAGCAGGAGAGAACCACGGATCAGCAACTGTATCTGTGTGAGCACAAAGACCAGCTGTATCACCATTCAGTGGCACATACCGATAAACATCATTGTACTTGTCATACATGTATTTGTATCCACTATCGAATACCATGTAAGATGATGATGGACATGCATCAAACGCATCTTTGACATTTTTAGTCATAGTTACGTTGCTTGTTCCACCAACTGTTGCAGCCCGATACGGAGAAACAAATCCTACGCAATCCCTACGAGTTTCGCAAAGTGCAGTAATCATTGTTACGTGGGTATCATGCCCAAGTTCAGTATCAGCAACACCAGAACTTGGCCCACCTAATACTAGGTTGATGTCAAGATTTTCTGTGTCCTCAAAATTATCATATGCAAGTTCAATTTCTCCAGCAGTAACAGAATAATCATCTGTTCCACCAGTTAGTGAATCACTTACAACTTCACTTACTAATGTGTAGTCTGTACCAGTTGCAATATCTGTACCCCAATTAGTACCTTGACTGAGATGATCCGTCCAGTAAATAAATTCTGATTTACGGAAAATAATATCTGCATAATAGTTGTTGTCCCCTTGTGGAGATTTTCCAGATGGGTTCTTTGACATGGCAGCAAAAACTTCAATTATTGCACTTGTCCGTTGTCCTGCAACATCAACATCATAACCAGTGATATCACCAGTTGTATCATAAACTGCAACGTGGATTTCATCTTTTTCACCACGACCATTTGCAGTCGCCCAAGCAGATGTGCCTGGCGCAGCATCAAATAAGTCAGAAAATCTCCAACGTCTTGTGATGTATGAGTTGTCAGGAATTACAGTTTGTAATCCAGCTCCAGCAGGATCATCTAACAAACGAATTGTTAGAGTATTAGATGAAACAGAAACTACTTCGTATTCTTGATTTTTAGACTCTACGTTTGCATCTGTTGTAAGTGCAAGTGCCACATCATCTGCAACTGTGATTGCTTTGTCAAGTATTAATGCAGTCTGTGAAGTGACTGTTGCAATTTTAACAACCTCACCACCATCAGAAATGCCTGCACCGATTACTCGTTGTCCAACTGCAGCTGTACCAGAGTTGCCATCAACCGTAAGGTTTTTAGTTGCAGTAGTGATTGCACCGTTAACAATTGCTGTAACAGCGTTGTTTGTTTGGAAACCAATGATGTCACCAGCTGAAATTGTAGCATTTGATGCATCTTGGTCATCCACATCAATAGACAAATCACCAACCGCACCAGCACCATTAACTAAGTTAAGTGTACCAAGTGGTTGTGTGTATGCTCTTCCACTTCCACATATATCTACACCAAGTGAGTTACCATGTGTTCCAGCAGACCTTGCAGTCCATTCACCATGAGAACCTTGTCCTGTGGAAAATGAAGCTTCGTAATGATCATCATCACGAATAAGTATGCCTGAGTTTGCACCAGCGTTTAATATTCCTGATTCTGCACGAACTATACGAAGTGCATCAGAATATTGTAAAAAGTTAGAGGCTGTGAACCAAAACTCAAAATTGTTTGCATTTGGTTTACCAAATAACTGTACCAGTTGTTCCTCTGAACTAATTGTAGTTACAGACGAAACTGGCCCCTTTTCAAATGGCCCTGCAATTGCACCTATTGAGGTGGATACTGCTGGGATAACATTTGTAAGGTCTATCTCTCTGACTTGAACGCCAGGCGAAACTAAAAATGCCATGTCTTTGACTCCTTTATATTAGAGTGTTTTTAATCTTCACTAATATTTATAAAAAAATAGTTTCTATAAACTACATTTTATATGTGTCTTTGCATATAAATAATATTATGTCAAATAGTCATTACGAAAAATATAAAGATACTATTAAAAAAGTATCTCGTAGAAACTATCGCAAAAGAATTGTTTTGCTTAACGAATTCCTTGCAGAAAAGTCATGCAAACATTGTGGAGAAAGTGAAACCGTATGTTTAAAGTTTTACCCCCACGATTCTAAAATCCGTAAACTAACAAAAAGAGTTGGTGTAAATAATGAAAGTCGCAAAGAAATAATTAATCTTATAGACAACTCTTTAATACTATGTTCAAATTGTTGGATTAAGAATGACAATGATCTAATAGAATTTATTTAGACCTTTACCAATCTGAATCGTGGGATCTAACTACTGGGCTCCAACGTGTTCCATATTCATCAACCATTGTACCAATATTTTCATCTTCTAAACCATTAACCATAAATCCAAACGGGGCCATGTCTTGTTCTAACATGTCTTGTTGTTCTCTCATCATAGTCTGTCTTATGTCCATATCAGTTAATTCTTTAAAATACGTCTGGTCTGTTGCCCATGCAAACATAAACATACACGCAACCAAGTCATCTGTACACCCATCGTCAGCTTCAAAAGATTGTCCTTTAACAATAAACGTAGATAGTTCACTAATAATTTGTAGGTCTTGAATAATAAGTTTATCATCCTCAATCATCTGTTTAAGATTAGAGCAACCTATTCGTTTTACAGCCTTAGTTGTTCTTACACCCAACTGCGCTCTACCACCTGAGAACCCCCCGCCAAGTACTTGTCCTGCACGCCCTCGCATACTTGCCATAATAAGGTTGTCATACTCCAAGTCAAACTGCATAGTTGATGCAACCTGTTCTCCTATGTCGTTTACCTCAATTAAAACAAATGCTTGATTGTATGCTCTTGCAACGTCATATATTTTAGCAGGAAATAATAAAGGTTTTATTTCGTTGTCACGAAATTTTGCGACAATCCTATACGGCATTTGCGACACATCAAACACTAGAAATGCAGAGTAGTCGTTAGACGTTCCCCTTGAAACGTCAGCTGTCAGTACATATGTGTGGTCTTTTAATGGTTTTTCAAACACATCAAGACCAGCATTAGATTGAATTGGTGGGTTGTAAGACATTGTTTTTAATTTTTGTGCTTTGATTAATGTATCGATACTTCCTAAAAATTCACACTCAAACTCTGTGTTAAACTGTTGTTCACTAGTATTCTTTATAGTTTCTGCTTTCCATTCTTCATCACGGCCAGGAATTTCACTCCAGTGAACCTCTATTGGAACGTAAGTATTTCTTTGGTTCTCTGCATCATTCCACAATTTGTAAAACATATTCATACCATGAGGAGTCGATACTATCATCACTTTTGTAGTTTTACCCGAACTGATTGTAGGATAGACTGAACTAAAGAATTGTTCTGCTACGTTGGAAGGAACGTATGCAAACTCATCAAGAAAAATAATATTATATGAACCACCACGAACTGCACTTGCAGAAGTAGAACTTGCAAGAATTTTAGAACCATTCTCTAACTCTAAAGAGCCTTTGTTCCAACTCATGACTCCTTGTTGTAACCACTTGGGTAGGTGTTCATATGCAAGTTGTAACCGTCCTAGCAAGTCCCTAGCAGTCGCAGCTTTGTTGGCGAGTATCGCAACATTAACTGAAGCATTGAACAAAACATAATGCAACAAATATGCTATAATGGTTGTAGATTTACCTGACTGTCTAGGAAGTTTGCAAATAGTAAAACGATTGCTGTGAAATGTACCAACCATTTCTTTTTGGAAGTCGTACATTTTAAATGGAACTAAACCTTCATCAAGAGAAACAATTCGTATGTATGTTTGTATGAAATACAAAGGATCTTTCATACACTTAGAGTATTCTTCAACTTCTTTTTTTGTCCACTCTTGGGACACGTTTGCCCGTTTGAGGTTTGGATTGCCTAAGTATACTCCTTGTTCAGACATTTTATCTATTCCCATGTATTAAAAAGTTACACGCTATACTTATTCTTGTTGTATCTTTAGAACTAGGAGCAACACCATGTTCCAACCAACTCGGAAACAATATTAATTCTCCAGCATCAAACGGTCTTTTACCAATTACATTACTATAAGGTTGTTTTAAAAATCTATGAGAAGCATCCATAGCTTCCTGTGTTCGTGGGTCTTTAAGATATAGTATTCCATCTTCTGTTGGCGTTACATAATATACTGCTGACCAACTGGCTTCTTCGTGAATATGGGGCATAGTACATTGACCTTTTCTTGCAATGTTTGCCCAACTGTTTATTAGACTAATATAACAATCATCAATATAAAGTGTACTTAATATTTTATTTACACTTTCAACAATACTTTTTCTTAAAGGTTCAAGATTAGATGCGTAAGAATCTAATCCTCCAAGTAAAGATTTGTTGCTTTGCCAACCACCACCCTGTACTGGATTAAATTGAAATCCTTGACCTTTTGTTTCTCTTTTTAATACTTCACTTTTGATTTTATCATTATCTAAGTTTTCAAGCTTTAAATTAAAAATTGTAGTTGGCCACAATTGTTTTTGTTCTACATTCATAATATAATCCTAATTGTAAGTTTAAAGTGTTATTTTTCTTTTAACATCTTTTGTAGTTCAGCTGTAGACCCAACATATAATGCATTGTTCACCGTCTTTGGAGCATGGTTTGGCACTTCTTTTAATTTTCGCATTTTCTCTTGGAGTTCTCCAAGTTTTTCTGTAACCTCTGCAACCTGTTTAATGCCATTGAGTGCAACTTCGTAAGTTCTTGGGTGTTCTGATTCCTTTGCAAGTTCTAGAATACCATCAATTGCATCTTGACCACGTTCAATTAGATTATAAAGATTTTCTCTTTGATATTTATAATCATTGTCAATATCATCACTACTAGTAGCTGGAAGTATTGGGTAACCATCTCTAGAACTAATACTTTTTTTTTCAATCTTAGTTGATTCGGGAACAATATTTTCTATAACACCTAAAGTTTTGTCAAGTCGCAACGTAGAATCTTTATTCATCTGAACCTGTCACTGGATTAAACTCTTTTGCATCCTCAAAGAAAGACGTAGTTTCACTAAATCCAAAATCATCATCTGCGTCAGCACTTGTTGGATTTGGTGTAACCGTAAGTCTTTGTTCTCTTTTGGGAGAGTTAACTTCCAAGTCAGTGTATTGATCAACTTGCACAGTCTTGATAACCTTACTAGACGTAACAGGGCCATACAAATAAAACTTCGCAGTAAATGAAAGAGTATATATTAATGCTCTACGAGTAGTAAAGTCTCCTTGATAATTATCTTCATACGAAATAGAATTTAATACAATGGGAACATCTCTTTTGATACCCATATCTGCCATATCATTAATAGTCAATGTGTAGTCTGGTTGAAAGTATGGAAGAATCTGTTCTACAATTTGTAATGCGTCATCGGATTGTTTTGCCATAACGTATAATTCTATTGCTAAATTATATGGCACAGGCATATACTGTGCGTCTAGTTGTTTAGCATTTGCACCTTTAACTTTTTTAAATCGTTGAACACGATTTAATTTACGGGCAGAGTCATATTCTAAGTTTTGAATTTCAAATCCAATACGAGGTAAAGTAATCGCAACTTGTTTAGTTAAGTCTGCATCTTCATTTAATCGTACTAAAAACTTTTCTCTAGGCCCATACGCAAGAGGAACTTTCATAGATTGTAATATATTTCCAGAATTGTCTTTACGAATAAGATTGATGTTGTTAAACATTGTTCCAAATGAAACAATAACCTTTCGTATACTCTCATGGTAGAACTGTTGGCCTAGCATTATATATTCTCCTCATTCATTATATTTATGCGATAGTAGCAATAGGTGATGCAAGACATTCTACTTGCCATGTACCATCTGTACCATCATCTACTATGCAAGTAATTTTTGCTCTTGATCCTACTACTGTACTATTTACAAATGTAAGTGCGTCCCCTGCATTATCAAGTACCGCATTTGCAGCAGTACCACCAGCAAGACTTAATGCACCAACAAATCCACCACCCGAACCAGCGATATTAACAATTGTAGTTTTATCACCAGCAACAGCTACCCTTACAATAAGATCATAGAATATGCCTGGATTTGTTGTAGCAGCTGCTGGTAAATTAATTACATTATCTTCTGTACCATCAATTAATATTGTTGCACCAGACTGTGCAGCAGTTAGTGAAGCAGTTACAGCTGAAGTAGTATTAAAAGTAGAAACTATTGTTTTTCTACCAGCAACTGAACCACCTGTAATTGCACCAGTTGTAGTAATTGTACCAGCACCAACATCAATACTTGTAAATCCAGATGTGATACTACCAGAGTCTAATGCACCTACTGACACTAGGCCAGTTGCAGTTGTTATTGAATTTTGTGTTGCAGTAGTTACTGTGCCTGCCAAGTTACCAGTTACGTTACCAACAAATGCAGTTGATGTAATACTGGTTGCACCAGTAACCACACCAGCGTCAATAACAATTGTACCATCAAGAACAATCTGTTGACCTGCCAATGGTGTAATTAACAAGTCAGTACCAGCAGTTGAACTTAATGTATTGCCATTAAGATTTAGATTATCTATTTGAAGTGCAGTAAGTGTACCAACACTAGTAATATTTGTTTGAGCTGCTTGTGTAACTGTTAAGGCAGTACCAGAAGCGTTACCTGTCACATTACCTGTTAAGTTACCAACAAATGCTGTTGATGTAATACTTGTTCCACCAGTAACTACACCAGCATCCACATTAATTGTTCCATCTAGAACAATAGCAGAACCACTTGCAGGTGTAAGGTTTAAAGCACCAGAATTTGCTGTAATAGTATTACCATTAACACCAAGATTATCTACTGTTAAAGCTGTAAGGGTTCCAAGACTTGTAATATTTGTTTGAGCTGCACCAGTAACAGTTGCGGCTGTACCAGATGCGTTTCCTGTTACATTACCTGTTAACGCACCAGCAAATCCTGTAGCAGTTAACAAACCACTACTACTATTAAATGTTAGGTTTGTACCACTCTTGGGTGGTAAATCGCCTGTTGCCGCAGTTGTAAATAATGGGAAACAAGTAGTATCACTTGACTCATCTGCTACCGTAACAGCAGTACCAACAGATGCTAAAGCAACTGCGATATTTCCTGTTCCATCAAATGATGTACCACCAATAGTTCTTGCGTTTGCTAATGCAGTTGCCGTTGCAGATAGTGCTACCGCAATATTAGCACTACCATCAAATGATGTACCACCAATAGTTCTTGCGGTTGCGAGTGTTGTTGCAGTTGCAGCATTACCTGTAACTTCTCCAGTGAGAGGGCCAGCAAATGCATCAGAAGTAACTGTTCCGTCAAAGAAAGCATCTTTAAATTCTAAAGTTGATGTACCTAAATCTACACCAGCATCCGTCACAGGAGCTAACGCACCATCTACTAGTTTTATTTGGTCTGTACCAGCAGCCCTAAAGATAATATTATTATCTGTTGCAAAATCTATATCGTTATCAGCATCTCTACCTACTACGAGACTTGCATTGGTTAAAGAACTAATTGTTGTTTGTGAAGAACCTAAAACAAAATCTAAAGTGTTGTCGCCATCTTCGTATGTAACAGAAATACCTGTTTCAGTATTACTACCAACCATTGCTCCAACAGTGTCAGAGATTGTTTCTGATAAAGTTACACCATCAATAGTAATTGCATCAGCTTCTAATGTGCCATCTACGTCAACGTCACCAGAGATGTCTAAAGAAACAGCTGCAATTTCTCCACTAGCAACAACCGCACCATTGATATCAATAGTAGTTGCGTTTATTTCTATTTCGGTGTCTGCTACTAAGTCTAAAACTCCGTCTGCACTTTGATGGATGTATGTTCCACTATCACCAAATTGTAGTTGTCGAGTGCTGTTCAGAAGAATCCCTGTGTCAGCAACGTGAGTTAATGTTGTATCTTGGTCTGCACCTAGATTAATAACTGCTGCGTCAGCAAGAAATAAATCTGAAAATTCTAAAGATGCACTACCTAACGCAGTACCGTCTGATGCAGCTGGTGTTAATGTCGTAAATGTTCCGACTGCTGAACTAAGTGTTACTACTGATGCGGTTGCACTGATGCCCGTAGTTAAATCCGATGTGTCTCCAATTAAAGTATAAATCTCTAAAAAGTTATCGTTAACTTTATCGAGTGCTGCTCGTAAGGTATCTCCTGTTCCATCATTTGCAGCGCTACCTAATCCAAGTGTTTGATTTGCCATTACGTTCTCCTAATACTATTTATAATCATTTAGGATCACCAAATGGATTAGATTCACTGAAATCCAAAACTGTTGCGCTTTGTGCGCTAAACAATTCATTTTGTGCAGTTTTATCTGATGAATAATCTCCAACAGATTTAGCATCTTCTTGTAATAAGTAATTTGTGTCGCCACTATCTGATGAATTTTCAAGCATAATACTTTCTCCAAGAGATCGTGGGTCTGTACTAACTGTAGTACTATCGGCCGTAACATCAGTGTTATCAACTGTATAGAAATTATTATCTACAGTTAATGATTCACCAACACTAGTGCCTTCTTCCAAAGTAAATTGGAACAGAAGTCTGTCAACACTTAATTCATCTTCAATCGCATCAATGTCTGCAATACCTGTATCAATAATTTCTGAACTATAATCATACAGACGACATCTTAATTTATAAACTG